AGCCCATGCGCTCTTCAAAAAAATAGGTGTGGGGTTCCCCAAGAAAGAACTTAAACTCATAGATCTTACCTTACGTATGTTTATAGATCCTGTATTAGATTTGGATCTTGGGTTACTGGAACAACACCTTATAGAAACACGTGACCACAAAGATAAATTGTTGGGTAATGCCGGAGTAGATAAAAAAGATCTTATGAGTAACCCCAAGTTTGCCAAATTACTTGAAGGGCTTGGGGTTACTCCCCCTATGAAAATAAGCCAAACCACAGGCAAGGAAACATTTGCTTTCGCTAAATCTGATGAAGATTTTATGGCACTCGCTGACCATGAGAACTCATCTGTACAAACGTTGGTTGCAGCTCGTCTTGGGAATAAGAGCACACTAGAAGAAACTAGGACACAACGATTTATCGACATCTCGAAGCGGGGTCTGTTACCGGTGCCTGTTAAATATTATGCAGCCCATACAGGTAGGTGGGGTGGGGACGATAAGATCAACCTACAGAACCTCCCTAGTAGGGGCACACACGGTAAGAAATTAAAGCGTAGTATAATACCCCCCAGCAGGCATTCTTTGGTCGAAGTTGATTCTGCTCAGATAGAAGCCCGTATTCTGGCGTGGCTTGCGGAGCAAGATAATCTCACCAATGCGTTTACCAATGGGGAAGATGTCTATGTTCAAATGGCATCCCGTGTCTACGATAAAGATGAAAAGGATATAACCAAAGAAGAACGCTTTGTGGGTAAGACCACTATTCTCGGTGCGGGTTACGGCATGGGAGCAGTACGGTTCAAGGAACAATTAAAAACATTTGGGGTTGATATTGAGTTAGAAGAGGTCAGAAGAATTATAAAGATTTACAGAGAAGCCAACTACAATATAAATTTCTTGTGGCGTGATGCTCAGAATATGTTGGTTAATCTGGCACGCGGGGATGCCGTATCATTCGGTCGTGATAACCTGCTATCGGTAGATGCAAAACGTTGTGCTCTTGAGCTGCCCTCTGGTTTGTTTATGCGGTATGAAGATTTACGAGCAGAAAATGTAGTTAATGAATTTGACGGCGTACCTACTCAAACAATTGAATACACATATAAAACCAGACGAGGCCGAACCCGCATTTATGGTGGGAAAGTTATAGAGAATGTTTGCCAAGCCTTGGCTCGTTGCATCATCGGTGAGCAAATGTTAGAAATATCAAAGAGATACAAGGTTGTATTAACGGTCCACGATTCCGTTGTGTGCTGTGTACCAGACGATGAAGTTGAGGAAGCACGGGGATATATGGAATCTTGTATGTGTATAGTGCCTGAGTGGGCGATGGACCTACCAATAAATTGTGAATCGGGTGTGGGCAAATCTTATGGAGATTGTGAATGATTGATGAATATGAATTAGAAAATGGTTATGGGGCAGTTACGCATAACCAAAATGTATCTGTTAAGGATGATTTTTTATGTTGCCCTAAATGTGATTCAGTAGAGCTAACTATGGACACAACTTCTATGTCTCATGGGATAGTGCATGATAGCAATGGTATTATTGCTGAATTTACTTGTAACGGATGTAGGGCACAAATAACTCTCGCATTGTTTAATGGTGATGTAGGAAGACCGCAACTTACCGCTCGTGTAAATTGGGTAAATAAAGTTGTTCCTCACGTGCCAGCAGCTATTGATAAATTACGGAGTTACTCACTTACTGGATACAGTAAAGAACTTAAACAACACGCAGATAAGTATGATTTATGGGACGTAGAAATAGGTTCTGATGCCGATGTCCCATTTAACCCAAAAGACTACATCTAAAAAATGAGTATTGACCCTTGGTCTTTCAGCAAAATAAAGGCATTTGAACAATGCCCAAAGCAATTCTATCACATGAGGATTGCGAAGGATTATGTCGAATCCGAGACCGAGGCGATGCTTTACGGCACCGCGTTTCACCAAGCCGCAGAAGAATACATAAGAGACGGAACCCCGATGCCCGCAAAGTTTGACTATGCGGTCGGTGCGTTAGACAGTTTGAAATCTAAACAAGGTAACAAACTATGTGAGTATAAGTTAGGGGTTACCAAGGATTTGGAGCCTTGTGGGTTTACTGACGAGGGAGTCTGGTTCAGAGGGATAGCAGATTTAATTATATTGGATGACGATGTAGCATGGGTGGTAGATTATAAAACAGGTAAATCTGCGCGGTACGCAGATAAAGGTCAATTGGAGTTGATGGCACTTGTTGTTTTCAAGCATTTTCCACAGGTCGAAAAAGTAAAGGCGGGTTTGTTATTTGTCGTTTCAAAAAACCTCATAAAAGATGTATACACAAAAGAACAAGTACCCGCTTTATGGGAGAAGTGGTTGGCTGATTACTCTAAATTAGAACAAGCATTCAAAAATGACATGTGGAACCCCAAACCTAGTGGGTTATGCAGACGGCACTGTGCTGTCACCGAATGTGCCCATAATGGAAGAAACTAATGCCCTACACAAATTCCCCACGCCCCTATAAACATGAATACCAAATGCAGAAGAAGCGCGGCGAACATAAGAATCGTATGGAACGCCAGAGGGCAAGACGAAAATTAGATAAAACAAAGGGTAAAAGTTACCGAAAAGGTAAGGACGTAAGTCACAACAAAATGTTGAGCAAGGGCGGTACTAATGCAGATGGGTACAGACTAATGAGTGTTAGTAAGAATCGTAGTCGAAACGGACAGAAACCGAGGAAAAAAACATAACCCAAAGATAGTTGGAGAACAATTTTGGAGATAATAAAAGATAAAGCACTACTGTTGAAATTACGTAACCCGTCTGTTGTCACCACTATTATCCCAAAAAGTCAGGATGTAGGTGATAATAATGTTCTGGTGAAATGGGGCATTGATGAAACTCATGTCTTGGGTAAATTAAATATTAACGTGCCATCACCTATAGAGAAACGTTACGATTGGCCCGGCCAACATAAACCCTTTGAGCATCAAAAGAGTACAGCCGCTTTTTTAACCAAAAACAGAAGAGCCTTTTGTTTTAATGAGCAGGGTACGGGCAAGACCGCATCTGCTATTTGGGCATCTGACTTCCTTATAAAGCAGGGGCGTATAAAACGGGTATTAGTTATTTGCCCGCTTTCGATCATGGATAGCGCATGGCGTAATGATCTATTTACTTTTGCTATGCACCGAAGTGTGGATGTTGCGTATGGGTCTGCCGAGAAAAGACGCAAGATAATTTTAGGTGGTGCCGAATACATTATAATAAATTATGACGGGGTGGAAATTGTAGCTGATGCGATAAAGAAGGGAGGCTTTGATCTCGTGATCGCGGATGAAGCTACTCACTACAAAAACGCCCAGACCAAACGCTGGAAAGTTTTGAATTCGATTCTGGCAACTAATCATTGGTTGTGGATGTTGACAGGCACACCCGCCGCTCAAAGTCCGTTAGATGCTTATGGGTTGGCTAAACTCGTTAATCCTATGGCTGTCCCTCGTTTTTTTGGCTCATTTCGTGATATGGTAATGTATAAGATATCGACCTTTAAATGGGTGCCGAAAGACACAGCAAAAGAAACGGTGTTCAAAGCACTTCAACCCGCCATACGTTTCACCAAAAAGGATTGTCTGGATCTTCCAGACATGGTGTATGTCAAACGTGAAGTCGAACTTACACGCCAACAGAAAAAATACTACAAGCAACTTCGAGATCGAATGGTTATGCAGGCGGCGGGCGAGGAAATTACTGCCGTTAACGCTGCGGTCAATATGAATAAACTCCTGCAAATAAGTTCTGGTGCGGTGTATACCGATGGGGGAGACGCACTGGAGTTTGATATAAAACATAGGTATAAGGTTTTACGCGAAGTCATTGATGAGTCCAGCCAGAAAGTGCTCATCTTTGTCCCTTTCAAACACACCATTAGTATATTGTCACGTAAATTAAACTCGGATGGTATAAGCAACGAGATTATTCAGGGTGATGTCCCAGCTAAGAAGCGCACTGAAATATTCAAATTATTTCAGGAACAGGATGACCCAAGAGTTCTTGTGCTTCAACCAGCCGCTGCCGCTCATGGTGTGACACTAACTGCCGCTAACACGGTGGTGTGGTGGGGGCCGACAAGCTCTCTTGAAATTTATTCTCAGGCTAATGCTCGGGTGCACAGATCGGGGCAAACACATAAATGTACGGTTGTGCAATTACAGGGTTCGCTTATAGAGAAACACGTTTACAGGTTATTAGATAACAAAATACACATTCACACACAAATTATAGATTTATATAAGGAACTGCTTGACTAGCTCATTTACTGACATTAGTATGCACTTCCTACCATGATTTGGGAGAGCAAAATGGGTGACGGGAACGGCGTCGAGCTAGAGAAACTAACTAAAGTTTTTTTGAAGATAAAGGCCAGACGTAGTGAGCTATCTGTTGAGTTCAAGGAACAGGACGATAATCTAAAGATCCAGCAGGATACTATAAAGAAAGCTCTTCTCGACCATTGTAAAGAACACAATGTCGAAAGCGTTAGAACTTCAGAAGGGTTGTTTTACCGAACAGTTAGAACGCGATATTGGACTTCTGATTGGGAGTCTATGTACCATTTTGTTCAAGAACACGAAGTTCCTGAACTTCTGGAAAAACGCCTTAACCAAGGTAATGTCAAACAATTTCTGGAAGAAAATCCCGAGGTTGTACCTATGGGGTTAAACGTGGATTCTGAATATTTAATTTCAGTGAGGAAGAAGTAATGAGTGGACCCTACGTGCCAATTGAAGACTTAGCCAACCATTTTTCAGTATCAGTATCTACTATTCGTGGGTGGTTAAGGCGCAAACAGATCCCAAACCACACCTTTATACGGGTGGGAAACACATACCGATTTTCAATTGATGATGTTTCGGTAGCTTTATCTGCTCCAAAACCGGCTAGCCCTGCAAGACAAGCATGGGAAGAAGCAAAAATTGATGACGACGATGACAATGGTAATGCCGACGACGGAGGGATTATGACATTGGATGCCAAGGAAGATGGGCCGTCCGAAGTCCCCCATGATTTTGATCAAGACGAAGATCTATAAAAACCAATGCCTGAATTTTTAAGACGTCTTAGTATACGTGATAAGAAGTTTAGTGAACTTACGGGCGGTAATGAAATAATTATTAGTCACGAGAATTTTCGGGATATAGTAATCATCAACGCAGCCCCCATTTCACGCTCTTATTATGAGGACAATTATGATCCTGATAAAATAGCTATACCTATTTGCTGGTCTGCTGATACCCAAAAACCTTCAGAGGATGTACCTGACGATAAACGTCAGGCAGCTCGATGCATGGATTGTACTCATAATATAAGAGGTTCTGGTTATGGGAGTAGTAGAGCTTGTAGATTTTCACAACGTCTTGCCGTAGCTATGGAAGGGCAGTTGGACGTAGTATACCAATTACGCTTGCCTGCTACTTCGATTTTTGGCGAACCTAAAGACGGAAATATGCCCATGCAGGCGTACGCCCGTTTTCTTAGGAACCATAATACAGCGGCTGTCGCTGTAGTTACCCAGATATATTTTGATACCAACAGCGACACACCAAAACTTTTCTTCAAACCTTGTCGCCCTCTGGAGGAGGAGGAATTAAAGATGGTTTCAAAGATGATAGATCATCCTGACACCATAAAATCTATAACTTTGGATTTTACACCATTGTTTGAGGGTACGAGAACGTCCCCATTTGAAAGCACAGATGGGTTTCAATTTTGCAAACAGGAGATGACTCATGGCTGAAACTAGCCCAGTTTATATTATTGACGATGTAGAAGCTCTGTGGCCGCGCATTAATTGCCCATACAGGTTTGACCAAAAAGAAAGACGGTCAGTACCTTGTGATCCTTTTGATGACGGCGCTAAGTACGAAATTAATTTTAAGATGTCTAAGGCACAGGCCAAGGAACTACGTAAAAATATGGTCGAAGCCTATGACGGTAAGGTTAAATCAGAAAAAGATTGGCCCAAGAGCTTTGAAAATCCGTTTACCAAAGACGAGGACGGAAATTACATCTACAAGGCCAATTTGAAGGGCGCATACGGTAAAGACGCTACCAGAAAACCCGTTCAATTCGATGCCAAGAATACAAAACTTGGTGATGATTTTCTCTTGACCACCGGCAGCAAAATCAATGTTGCCGTCACATTCACGCCGTATCATGGGAGTATGGGGACAGGCGTGTCTTTACGATTGCGTGCCATACAAGTTATCAAGTATGCTCCTTTGGAGGCATCTTCACCGTTTGGTGCAACTGATGGTTTTGAGGCTTCCGAAAACAATCCATTTGTTTCAGGAGCCAAAGGAGAATCTAACGGAGAAATCAAGGAACCCGAGAAAGTAGCTAAGAAGTCTACTGTGGTTCCAAAATCTAAAGATACAGATCTGGACGCTATTGTAGATGATTGGGACGATTAGCCTCTACTAATATAAGCCGCGGCTATGGAGCGGGAGTGAATTGTGAAATAGCCGTGGTTTTCTAGTTTTTGGGTAGGGGAAATGGAAACAAAAGAATTTTTACAGAGAGCGTTGGGGGAAGGTGGTTTCTATTGTGTTTTTGCATCACGTAGGTCTGATGACCGAAGGGTGCAGAAATTTTATGACTCCATAGATACTTTACTTAACACAACCCGCAGATTAGACAGAGATGGTTTTGACACATATTTTGCGTTAGCTACGTTTAAAGAAACGGGTTCGCGTAAAGTAAACAACGTCAAACAACTTAGGTCGTTTTTCCTAGATCTTGATTGCGGCCCCAGCAAAGATTACCAAAACCAAAACGAAGCTATTGCTGCACTAAGAAGTTTTTGCAAGCAATTATCATTGCCTAAACCGCTTTTGATTAATTCCGGGCATGGGGTGCATGTGTATTGGTTTTTGTCGCAACCCATTGATTTAAAAGATTGGTTACCTGTAGCGGAACACATCAAACGTTTATGCTCAAAATATAACTTGTTAGCAGATCCAGCAGTTACATCTGATGCAGCGCGAGTATTGCGTATACCGGAAACTCATAACTATAAATCGGACCCACCACACGATGTAACTCATTTTGGCACGGGTGTTATTGAACCTATAGATTTCGATGTGTTCGTTAAATATTTTAATGACGACCCGATACCAGTTCCTGCAAAACATATTCCTTCAAATAGCAATGCAGTTATGGACGCGTTGCTTGGCAACAGGAAAAATATATTCAAGGATATTGTTTTAAAAACCCGTGGGGGCGACGGGTGCAACCAGATACGAAATATAATAACTAATCAGGCAGATATAAGTGAGCCATTATGGAGGGCAGGATTATCCATAGCCAAATTTTGTGAGGATGGGGAAAAAGCTGCACGTATTATGTCCGAAGATCATCCCGAATATACTGCGCGGGATACAGCAAAGAAAATGGATCTTATAAAAGGGCCGTATCTATGTGCAACTTTTGATGAATTTAATCCTGATGTGTGTAGAAAGTGTCCCAATTGGGGCAAAATAAAGTCACCAATAAGTCTTGGTAGCAGGATAAAAGAAGCCACGGAAGAAGATAATGTGGTGGAAGCTCCGTCTATTGATTTACCTGATTCACCTATCAACACATATACTATACCGGCCTACCCAACCCCGTATTTTAGAGGGGCCAATGGCGGTATTTATATACGAGTAACACAAAGAGACGGGGAAGTTGGTGAAAAACTTATATACCATAATGACTTATATGTAGTACGACGTTTATGGGATAGTGAAGTTGGAGAAGCTGTAGTAATGAGACTTCATCTACCCCACGACGGCGTACGGGAATTTACATTACCATTAACAATAGTCAATTCACGTGAAGAATTTCGTAAACATATGTCTATGTATGGTGTCGCCATAAACAAGATGGATGAAATAATGCAGTATACAACAACATGGGTTAATGAATTACAGGCTAACAGTGTAGCAGATGAAGCTCACAAACAATTTGGTTGGACAAACGATGCTTGCACATCATTCATACTAGGCAATCAGGAAATATTTGCTGACAAAGTAGAATTCAATCCTCCTTCGTCACAGACGGCTGCATTATTTGCTTCCTTTGAACCAAAAGGTACATTGGAAGATTGGAAGAAGATGATTGATTTTTACAACAAGGATAAGTTCGAGTTACATCAATTTGTCGTAGGTTCATCTTTTGGTTCCATTCTTATGAACCTTTCCCCAATAAATTGTGCTGCACTTCATATACATAGCAAAGAGTCAGGAGTCGGTAAAACTACTGCTATAGCTGCGGCAGTTTCGGTGTGGGGCAAACCAGAAGATCTTATTATAAATGAACGTGACACATACAACACAAAAATGCATAGGGGTGAGATATACCATAACTTACCATTATACATGGATGAACTTACAAACAGCAGGGCTAATGAACTTAGCAATTTAGCGTATCAATTAACCGGTGGCAGACAACGGGGACGTATGGCTAGCGGCGGTAACCTAGAAAGATATCGTGGTGATGCGTGGAAATTGTTGGCTGTAACTACTGGTAATACAAGCATAATTGAACGTGTAAGTATGACCAAATCAATGCCGAAAGCGGAGGCCCAACGCATACTTGAAGTTAAGGTAGATCGTCTGTTCAGCGAGGCAGAAGAAAAAGAAGAACAGGATGCATTCAGCATTGCTGTGGGCAATCAATACGGGCACGCCGGAAAGGTATATATCCAGTATGTTATAAACAACTTAGACGGTGTTAAGAAACTGCTCGACGAAATACGCAACAAAGTAGATACCGTGGCCGGACTAACATCAGAGAATCGGTTCTGGTCTGCGTTTGTAACCAACACTATGGCAGGGCTAGTCATAGCCAAACGTGCTGGTCTTATAGAATACAACATAGGTAACGTATTCAAATGGGCTATTAAGATGCTCAAAGATAACAAACATTATGTATCGGATATGAATGCATCCGTTGAGGAAGTTCTTAATGATTACATCCACGAGCACTGGAGCAATGTATTATGGATAAAAAGTACGGATGATTTGCGTAAGCAAAACAATAATGGAATAGACTCTCTTGTAGTACCAGACGCTATTCCACGGGGTAAATTAGTTGCTCGATATGAGACTGACCTGAAGAAAGCCTACCTAGTACCGAAACCTCTCAGGATATGGTGCAGTGAGCAACAGATAAATTATGCTGCGTTTCTACAGGATCTAACTACAAAGCTGGGCGCTACCAAAGCAAAAGTGCGTCTAAGCAAAGGTACTCATATGCAGCTACCACCCACAGATGTCATAGTTGTAAGTTGTTCTATTGAGGATGAAGATGAAGCAGGGGGTACTCAGGAAGGGTGATCTAAACCCAGATGGGGTGCGGATTATAGTTAAATGGGATGATATGGTAACAGGTTCTTCCGTGTTTATACCGTGCATAAACACTCAGGAAGCAATGCGCCAATCGGCTAAGGTATTGATAGATAAGGACTATAAAACAGAGGCGAGAGTTGTTATAGAAAATAAAATATTAGGTATTCGCATTTGGAGAACAGTGTGATAGCATTAATTAGACAGTCACCTCCCTGTCTGTCGTTCTCCTACTTGACCCCTGCCATCCTCCCGGCAGGGGTCTTTTTTAATCATCACCCCAATAGTCTCTCTGATGTTCTAGGAGTTCTCTTCTCATTCGTGGACTCATGGTTATACCACCTACCATAAGAGCCGATGTTCTTACGTGTTGCTCCATAGACTTCTTGAAGGACTCATAATTTATGCTGTAGCCTCTATGATCTTTATTAAATCTACGTAGTTCCTGCATGGCTTCTCTGTATCCAGTACTATCACCCATACGTCTTGTCACATATAACTTACGCAGTATACCCGTGCGTCTTTTGTTGGTGGCACGATCAATTCGTTTTGTAGATAAATTCTTTTCCTGTTGTAATGTATAACTGACAGGCGCGAAGCCAAACAACTGACTTGCCATATCTCCTATACTGACATCATCCATTATTACATCACCACGTCTTGACTTGATCGCGTAATCTTCGTCACTCCAACGATATATTTTCATCCCGTTACGGACGGCTGACGGGACCATCGTTTCTATACCCCGGTATATATCCCCTTCGAGTAACTGTTTGGCACCTCGATATTGTTGTGAGGCTATACTTCCAGCCGGACCTAGCGCTATTGCCGCGGCATAATCTGCTGGAGACATATTCTTGTTGTATGGGTTCATTCTGAAGAAAAGGTTAGACAACCCTATACGATTTGCGACATCTACACCGGTGTACTGGGTTGTTGGACCTTTATACCAACCTTCACCAATATACTTACGTACGATTGTTTCGGCATCATCTTCATCATCATCTAGGAACATGTTAGCAACCAGCATAACTGCTCCGAACAT